TGCTAAAGTTGATTCATTAAATAAAGAAATTAACACTACAGAAAAAGAGCTAACTAAAACACGTGCATATTATGGCAACAAAATTAAAGACATTACTAGTTCTTCTCCTGCTGAGCTTAACGAGTTTTTCACAGAAAGATACTAGTAAAATTTGTTTCCCTTATTCTACAGCTAAAAAAATAGCAATAGACTTAGTTAAGGGTGATTCAGCTATTGCTGAATTAAAAGTAGTTAATAAACTAGTTTGGCAATTAAACGATAAAATTGATACACAAGATAGTATCATCAAATTATATGTAGTAAAAGAACAAAACTACATTTCCCAAATTTCCAATTACGATAAAATACTTGTAAAAAAAGATGAAATCATTACCGGATTAGAAGGTGATGTTGCTACTTTGGCTCGTAAAAATAATCGCTTAAAAAAAGGAATTAAATGGTTAGGTGGAGGATTCGTGGCTTCCATACTTACTATTCTTACATTGGTGGTAATTAAATAAATGGAAGAAAGAAGTTTAAAACAGGTAATCCGAGAGGAATATATAAAGTGTGCCCAATCACCGGCTTACTTTATGAAAAAATACTGTTACATCCAGCATCCAAAACGCGGACGTATTCAGTTTAACCTGTACCCGTTTCAGGAAAAGGTTTTAACATTATTTCAAGAAAATCCTTACTCAATTGTATTAAAATCAAGACAGTTAGGTATCTCAACATTAGCAGCAGGTTATTCACTTTGGCTAATGTTATTCCATGAAGATAAAAACGTGCTATGTATCGCAACTAAACAGGAAACCGCTAAAAATATGGTTACCAAAGTTAAGTTTATGTACAATAGCTTACCTTCATGGTTAAAAGAAAAGGATAAACCAGCCGAGGAAAGTAAATTAACCTTACGTTTAAATAACGGTTCACAAATTAAAGCCACTTCAGCATCAAGTGATGCAGGTCGTTCAGAAGCCGTTACTTTGCTGATAATTGATGAGGCTGCCTTCATTCATAGTATTGGTGAGATTTGGGCATCAGCTCAACAAACCTTAGCTACGGGAGGGGGCTGTATAGCATTATCTACACCTTATGGTACAGGTAACTGGTTCCATCAAACATGGGTTAATGCAGAGATGGGTGAGAATAGTTTCTTACCAATTAGATTACCTTGGCAAGTTCACCCTGAACGAGATCAAACATGGAGAGATCAACAAGATAAAGATTTAGGTGTAAGAATGGCAGCACAAGAGTGTGACTGTGACTTTACCACCTCTGGTGATACAGTATTCCAACCAGAAGATATTGTATTTTATGAACAATTCCACGTTAGAGAACCTTTAGAAAAACGTGGTACCGATCAAAACCTATGGATATGGGAACCAGCAGATTACTCAAGAAACTATTTAATTGTAGCTGATGTTGCTCGTGGTGATGGTAGAGATTATTCCGCATTCCATATCTTTGATGTAGAGACATTTACTCAAGTTGGTGAATTTAAAGGTCAATTGAATACAAAAGACTATGGTCATCTATTAGTTAGTGTTGCAACTGAATATAATAATGCTTTATTAGCGGTTGAAAACTCAAGTATTGGATGGTCAACAGTACAAACAATATTAGATAGAGGTTACCAAAACTTCTATTATTCACCAAAAGGTGGAGCAAATAATGTAGATTCTTTCTTTGATCCATATATGGACACAAGTAAAATGACACCTGGATTCACTATGTCTACAGGTACTCGTCCTATAGCAATTGGTAAATTCCAAGAAGCTGTTATGGATAAAGGAGTTGTTTTTTACTCTGCTCGATTATTAGAGGAAATGAAAGTATTTATATGGAGAAACGGTAGAGCAGAAGCCCAATCAGGTTACAATGATGATTTAACTATGGCGTTTGCTATTGGTTGTTATTTACGTGATACCGCTTTTAAATTAAGACAAAGTAATATGGATATGACTAAAAGCATGCTTAATGGAATTGCTTCAAATTCCTCAAAATACTCCGGTGGATATTCAACTGGAGTTTCGTATGCTGATAAGTATAATAATAACCCATATAAAATAGATAACCCTTACTCAAATGGTCAAGAAGATATTTCTTGGCTTTTATAAAACAAAACATGGCAAATACAGGACTATTTAGTAGATTACAAAGATTATTTTCAACAGATGTAATCATCCGAAACGAAGGAGGATCACAATTGAAAGTAATGGATATCAACAAAATCCAAGTTTCGGGTGAATATGAGACAAATGCACTTGTAGATAGATTTAATCGTATCTATACAAACTCACACACATCAATTTATGGGTACCAAAGTAGTTTCAATTATCAAACATTAAGACCTACCCTATATTCAGAATATGATGCAATGGATACAGATGCTATTGTTGCTTCTGCTTTAGATATTATATCTGATGAAAGTACATTACGTAATGATATGGGTGAGGTGCTTCAAATCCGTAGCTCGGATGAGGATGTACAACAAATTCTATATAATTTATTCTATGATGTATTAAATGTAGAATTTAATTTATGGCCTTGGATTCGTAATATGTTGAAATATGGTGATTTTTTCTTAAAATTAGAAATTGCTGAAAAATTCGGTGTATATAATGTAATTCCTTACAATGCATTCCATATCGAAAGACAAGATGGATATGATGCAGACCACCCAAATTCAGTAAGATTTAGATTTGACCCGGATGGTATTTCATCTCCTTCTGATTATGGTTACTATAATGTACCAAATTCAGGTGGACAAGCTAATTCAATTTACTTTGACAACTATGAAATGTCTCACTTCCGTTTATTAACGGATACTAACTTCTTACCTTATGGTAGATCTTATTTGGAACCGGGACGTAAATTGTTTAAACAATATACAATGATGGAAGATGCGATGTTGATTCATAGAATCGTTCGTGCGCCTGAAAAACGTATATTCTATATCAACGTTGGTAATATTGCACCTGCTGAAGTAGAAAACTTTATGCAGAAAACAATTTCCAAAATGAAACGTACTCCATACATTGATCAACAAACAGGTGATTATAACTTGAAGTACAACATGCAAAACCTACTTGAGGATTTCTATATCCCGGTTCGTGGTAATGATCAAGCAACTAAAATTGATAATTTAGGTGGCCTACAATATGATGGAATCCAGGATGTTGAATACTTAAGAGATAAATTATTTGCTGCCCTTAAAGTGCCTAAAGCATTTATGGGTTACGAAAAAGATTTAACAGGTAAAGCTACATTAGCTGCTGAAGATATTCGATTTGCACGTACAATTGAACGTATTCAACGTATTGTAGTATCTGAATTGACTAAAATTGCTTTAGTTCACTTGTACGCTCAAGGGTATACAGATGAGTCATTAACAAACTTTGAATTATCTTTAACTACTCCATCAATCATCTACGATCAAGAAAGAATTGCGTTGATGAAAGAAAAAGTTGATTTAGCTGCTCAAATGATGGAAAATAAGTTACTTCCAACTGATTGGATTTATGAGAACTTATTCCACTTGAGTGAAGATCAATATGATGAATATAGAAACTTGCTTGCTGAAGATGCTAAACGTAAATTCCGTATGGCTCAAATTGAGAACGAAGGTAATGATCCACTTGAAACAGGTAAATCATATGGTACACCACATGACTTGGCTGCTCTATATGGTAGAGGTAGATACGATGCTGGAGATGTACCTGTTGGATACGGTGAAGATGAAGAACTAGGAAGACCTGAAGAAAAAGTAACTAATAGAAATACTCAAGATAATGCTTTAGGTAAAGATAGAATTGGCGCTTCGGGAATGAAAAAAGATGGAGATGAATCAGATTCAACAAAACCTAAATTCCAAGGTGGATCACCATTAGCATTAGAGACAAAAACTAAACGAAATAAAAACACTAAAGTTTTTAATGATATCAAAAATCAACACAAACAAATGATCTTTGAATCAGATATTAGAGGGAATTCATTATTAGATGAATCACAAATACGAGAGTAAGGAAATTTCATATATTTATAAATAAACAAATATAACAGAATGCAAGTCAAACATTCAAAGTATAAGAATACTGGTATCCTTTTCGAATTATTAATTCGACAAATCACCACAGATACATTAGATGGTAAGGATTCTCCGGCTAAAGATATACTAAAAAAATATTTCGTTAAAACGGAATTGGGTCGTGAGTACAAGTTATATGAAACGTTATTGAAAAAAACATCATTAACTGAAACTAAAGCAAATATTGTTGTTAGCACATTAACTGATTCATCTAAAACATTAAATAGAGGAGTCATTAAAAGACAAAAATATAACTTGATTAGTGAGATTCAAAAACATTATGATTTAAATGAATTTTTTAATCATAAACTTCCTAATTATAAAGTATTTGCTGCGTTCTATACGTTATTAGAAATTACAAACGCTCCTCAAGCGGTTAATCCTGAACAAACGATTAATAATAAAGTAACTATTTTAGAGCATTTAACAGCTGCTCAAATTAAAGAAGATAAAGTACGTGATGAGGTGATTGATGAATTCTCTAAATCAGATAAAGATGTACGTTTCATTGCATATAAAATGCTTTTAGAAAACTTTAATTCTAAATACGATACGTTACATAATAATCAAAAAGAAATTCTTAAAGAATATATCACATCAATCGATAATACTTCCCGTTTAAAAGAATTTTACACTGGTAAAATTAATGAAATTAAAGAAACATTAACTTTATTAAATTCTAAAACCAAAAACGAAGTTACTAAGATCAAAATTGACGAAATTATCTCTATCATTCACACCCCAGCTAAAAATGCTAAGATAAATGATAACGATTTAGTTGATTTGTTACAATATTACGATTTAATCAATGAATTAGAAACCGTAAATGGATAAGATTAAAGAAATAATTAGAGCAAAAATTAAAGAAATGAGCGCTACCGGACAAGGTGGTGCCTCTTTTACTCCCGGACAAGGTGAAGGTTATGCTACACCGGCGGCATTTGCTTCTAAAACTAACTCTAAAGGAACTAAAAACATTTATTACTATAAGTTAGGATTTAAACCAGTACCTGATAAAATTAAAGGATCTGGATTACCAGTTACAAAACTTTGGGAAGCAGATAAGGAAATGTCTGATGTAAAAAAATTCCAAGAAGCAAGAATTAACGAGTTTGATCAAATACAAGATGAATTAAACGCATTAATTTCAAACGCTAAAAATCAAACCATAGAATACTACCAAGCAAACCCAGGTCAGTTTAGTATTTATAAACCGACAGCAATGGCTTTAGAATATATTAAAAAAGCAAAAGAACTATTAAACAAGTAAAATGAAAAAGACTCTACAAGATCAATATTTGTCAATCAAAGAAGGTAAAGGACATAAAGGTGTTTTCTTAACAGAAGCAAAACGTCAATTCCCTAATATCGTTCGTAATGCAGCTACATTTGAAGAAGCTGTAGCATCATTGCAAACTAAAAACATTATTACTGAAAATATAGTTGGTTTGACTGCTGTTAATTCTCCATTTTCACCTAGTAAAAAAGAATCATATGAATTAGCATATGAGGCATTTTTAGCTGAAGCTAAGAAAAAAGAAAACGAGGACGAGAAAGTAAAAGCCGAAGAGAAAAAACCTTCTAAAAAAGTAGAAGAAGATTATTCACATGCTTACGATCAAAAAGATAATAAAGACATTGATAACTTGATTTTTGATCAAGTAATGACTGGATATTATGCTGAATTGAAAGATCCTAAAAATGCAGATAAAACAATGCAAGAATTGAAGGATATCGTAATGAAAAATTTAGCAAAAGATTCAATTTTTTATACAAAAGATGGTCAATTTGGAGAAAAAGGTTTAGGATACACTACAGAGGCTCCTGGTTTAGGTACTCCAAAAGAGGCTAAAGGAAAATATAAAGCATCTGGATATGGTGATTTAAATGAATCAATCCAACCCATTAATGAAGAAGAATCTAAATTACGTAAAGTAATTAGAGAAATAATTAATGAGGAAATTGAGGAAGCATACCAGTTAGTTAATATTAATCTTAAAGCTCCTAAAAAAGACAGAGAAGAAAGAGACCCATCAGATAAATACTTAACGTTTGATAAAGATTTTGAAAAAGATCAAAGACGAAAAGGAAATATTATTGTAAAAGATGGTGATAGAATTTTTATTACTAAAGTATTACATGCTAATTTAGGGCCCAAAGCTGGTAATTCTGATTTGAGAAAATATTTAATGGATAGAGCAAATCTTGAACCTGCTGTATTAGGAGGACAACAAGTTTGGAAAATTAAAGGTGCTGAAATCAATTCAAAAGGAAATATTAGCGTAAAAGTAATCAAATTTGTACCTGTAGAAAAATCATCTTTAAAAGAAAGCGTTGAAAAAGAATTAGCTGCTATCAATAAAGAAGCAGAACATGAAATTATCTCTTCTAAATTAGAAAAAGTACAATCCCTAATTGATAAAAAACAATCCCAACTTACTAAACTTGATGAGGATGAAGATATGAAAGATCTTACCGACAAGAAAAAAGTAAAAGAAATTGAAAAAGACATCAAATCTCTAGAAAAAGCAAAAGCTAAATTAGAGAAAATGATGGGTAAAAAAGGTGGTAAAGCTAAAAAAGAAGTAATCGATGAAATAGACGATGAAAATGAGTATGAAAGAGAAGAAATGGCTGCCAAATATGTTAAAGATGCTAACAATCGTCAAGACGCAGGACAAAAAATAAGTTCTATTCTATCAAATTACCCTAATTTATCTCTTAATAATAGACACAAATTAGAAGATGAATTAGAAGATAGATCCGAAAATTACGATCTAGCGGTTCGTGGTATTACTCCCAAATTAGATGATTTAGATGGAAATGATTTAAACCAAGAAGATATTGAATCTATTATAGATACTTATAATGCTAAATCAAAACCATGGATGAAACTTGAATCAGATGAATTAGAAATATTGAAACTTGATTTGATTGGTAAATATTTAGGAACAGATAATGAATAAACAACTACTAATAGAAACTAGACATTTCAGTCCTAAACCATTGTCATTATTGGAAGGAATAAAAAACAATGGAAATGTTTTCGTTGAGGGGATATTAGCTACTGTTGAGGTAAT